GGGAAAGCAAAGAGCAGAACCCATAGACGCGAACTTGTTGAGGGAAATTATCCCCTCTCCAGGTACAGAGGCCCGTTGAGAACGACATGCAAAGACCGCCTCTTTTGACAGAGGATGTCGATGCATAATAGTTTCAACGAGCTTAGCAGACACACGATCGGAAGCCTCGCTCAAATCGAGCGTGGCAAGGTCTCTCGAAAGAGAACCTTCTTTGGCCAGATCCTGGTTAGGGACCTGATCCTCTGTCCCGATCAATTCATTCAAGAAACTTGAATGGATCTTCTCGGTAATTACCTCTAGAAGGCCCTGTTGTACATACTGTACAGTTGAGGGCTCAATAGCGATAATCCGAGGTGTCTTCTGCGTCTTAGGAACGGAGACTACCCTAGAGGGTAGCTCCGAACCGGGTTCCAGGAATTGGAGCTCGTCATATGAGTCCTCAGTACAAAAGCGAGGACTCGGAAAGAGAAAGTCTCCAACATGGAAGACAGACTCAAGACGAGAGGTCCAGTACTTAGTGGCGTACTTACCATTACTGGTAAGTTTGTCCGCTACAGCACCCGGACCATGCTTGGGTAGTATTTCGTTATCAAAGATCTTCCGATCTAGATACGTGAATACATCTCCAAACAACAATTGAGCCATACGGCCAAATTCATGATAATCATGAACAGGCAGACAGGATTCAATGTCTCCAACCTCCTTATCACATTGGACATAATCCATCATAGCCCCACGCTCCCTCTCAGGAGTACAAGGTAGAAGCATCTTGCCGAAGATCAAAGTCAATTGTCTTACGGCATATATTGCTTCAATGGATGGATCGTTCAATAGGACACCAGATTCAGAATCGAATATTTGTTCCGTGAAACCTCTCAAAAATGAGGGGAGACACGATCCAACCTTCTTAAACGGAAGGAAGGATTCGGGAACAACGAACCCTTGGTCAAGACAATACTGAAAGTCCTTTCCAAAGGTAGGGAGGGTTATCGTGAGAAACGATAACCCCTCGCATTCGATTCTATCAGAGACAGTATTAATGTCTCTGGTGGTGCTTGTGCTACATCTACTAGCTAGTTCTTCAGCTAGCACATTCCAGAGTGATGACAGGCTTTTCATAAAACCTCCTAATAGAGGAATTTATCCTGAGCCTGTCGCACTGAAGGGAGAACATTCTACCCAGATTCCAACCTGGGCTGATCATTAAAGATGATCAAGAATGTTCAGGCCTATGAAAAGACCTCCGAGCATCATGACCGCCACGACGATAAGAATTACCGTCACAGCGTGATTCTGCCCGGATGACGCGTGGTTATAATCATAATCGCCACGCATTCGCTACCTCCTTTCTTCAAGGAGCTCAACCAGTCGTTCAGCAAGAACGACAATAGTTAAGCAACCATACCGAATTGCCCTAAAGAAAAGGGCACTCATCTTTGGAGATTAACTCTCTCCGCCGAGGAGCTTTTCGGTCAAGGAATACGTCGAAGCTGAGATCAGGCCAACAAGGCCTTCAACCAGTTTCTTCGCTTCCGAGACGGAGTAACCTGTAAATGGCCTATCGATGACGAGATACACGCTCATCGAAATCGGTTCTTTACGGGCTTCTTCGAATGGATTGGCAGCGATCTTTTCAACGTCGATCCTTACCAGATGTCGACGGCGAGAACTGTTCGACGTTGTAGTTGACAACGTCAGCTTGTTCAAGCCGTCAGAAGTCTCGTAAACGGACTTGAAGTCCCCCGCTGAAACACGGGGAGCTGTCACTTCCGTCCCGGCGACTTCTTTGAATTTCTGGGGGTCGGTCAGTGCCATCAGGCACACTCCTTTTTGGAATGGTGACTCAGTGCCACCTAGTTTACGTAGTATTAACAACTACTACAACAACCGGGTGATACCGAGTGCTGCAGTTATGGCGAGTTGAGTGGGTGACAAACCCTCCCAACCAACACCAAACCCGAAGGGGTTAGCGGGGCAACGGCTCTTGCGGACAGTTTGTATTCCGCGAGCGCCACCGCCCATGCGTCGAGCAACCGTTTTTGGAAGGAACCCGGGTTTATAAGAATCCAGGCACTTCCAAAGGTTAGCTCCATAGCGCGTGTAATAGGTATGTGATCTTTCTTCCATCATATACCCATACCGCATCACAAGACCGGCGGATGCGAAGCTGGAAACATTATGAATAACATCACCAGCATTCGTAAACCAATCGACGGCCCAACTCCAGGGCGTGAGGTCCCAAAGAACATCTGGGGTAAGATTTAGTCCAAAGACTGCGTCGGCCTCTGAGCCGAAACCTAGGGCCTTCCGGAAGCTGTCAGTTCCCGAAA